TCGGTGAATTCGATGTCCAACTGCTCAAGCATATAGATGAGCGCCTCATACAACACTTCAAGCTCCGAATAATCCATCACCAGAGCAACATCAAAATCCTTCACTTGTAGATAACGCATATCACACCTCTCTCTCGGTTATCGTTATCTGCTTCTTATCTCCTCGAAGGTGTACAAGATAATTGAGCCTCGCACTTGGAGGATACAATCCTTGCACGCTGTAGAGAGCCCGCTCCTGATAAGCCGTCAATATTATGGAGCGTATCTCCTTAACATTAACTTTGCCAGTCCGATGGTCAAAGATATATCTCGCAGTTGGTATACTCATAGGAGCGTGGACGTGCCCAAGGATAAACAAGTCTATCCCTTCCCACGTGCCTATCCAGTGCGTTATCTTGTTAGCCTTGGCACCGTGTGTCCTTCCACCACCGTAACCGTGTGACAGAGCGATAACGTATGAATATTTGCCATCACGCTTGGTATAGCCTCTTTGTCTCACTCGGAGATCTAAGATTGCTTGCCCTCTCGCATATGGGATACCAAGGTCGTCTGTTAATTCTTCTAATATATCGAAACCCGTCGCTTTGGAGATTCTCCTATCGTGATTGCCCTCTACCACACAGAGAATTCGATCTTTGATAGGATGCAATAGAGTTTTGAGGCTTCGCATGGCGTCGTTCAACGTGCGCTCTCTTTCTTCAAGGTCTCTAACGTGATTGAAAAATCCCACATCAAAGAGATCTCCTATAAGAGCCGTATAATACCCGTGTTCTTTGATTTCTTGGATGTCTTTCTCTAACCTTGTAGTATCGCAAAAGGCGTCGAAATGAATATCTCCAAGCGGCATAAAAAAAATCCCTCTTTCGAAGGATTTCGTGAATACCTGTATGCTGTCCATAATCATACGAAGAATTTTGAGATGATATCGCCTGCGAATACTATGAGTGTTATTATAATGCCGAACCGCCACATATAAGAGTTTCTGTCTTTTGCTTCCTCTTTGATGTGAGCATCAAATGCCGTCTCCAACCTTGTCAGTCTGTCGTTTTGCGCGCCGTTTGTTATTCGTGTGTCTTTGCCGTCTGATTTCAACTCTTCAATGTGTGCCATTATCTCTTGGTGCTCTCCAGCGTTTCGCTCCTCAAAAGCGCGTTGAGTTTTCTCGAGCGCATCTATTTTTCCACTTAGCTCTGTTAGTCGCTTTATGATCTCCACTTCTGCATTCATGGTCAATACCTCCGGTTATACTTGTATGTACCAAACATAAGCATAAGATGATGACGTGGAAACAAGATTATTAGCATCTTTTATTTCTAAATTCATACCACCTTGTTGTACTCTGCAAACGCCGCGCCATCTATTGGTCTTGTCAATTGAAACGGAATATTGTATTGGACCGTTGATTCCTTTGTTTGGGGTTCTAAATGCTATGTAATACCAATCGTATATGTTTTGACCAGTACTAAATCCGTCAAACACTTTCACCCAAATTATCCAATCTCCAGAAGATTTTGTGATAAACCAAAAATTGTTCCCGCCGCCTCCAACTCCTCCGTTTTTTGCAAGTTTAGTCAAATATCCGGCACTAGCATCTGAATCTAAAATATTTGCCGTATCATCTGTAATATTAGGTAGGCTTGTTGTTGTTATTGCTTGCAATTGTTGAGGATATAAAAATAATTGCCTTCTTGCGACCGCAGAGTTCCACATAAGTCTTCTTGCTGTATCGTTTGCCCAAATTGCGCTTAAAGCTGTATAAGATTGTACAACCAAAGACATTAACGGACCATCAAATATCATCGCATTCAAAGCCGTACTATCGTTTACAATGTTTGACATCGCTGTAGCGTCATTCGGTAAGAACGGCAATCCGTTAATTGATATACTTTGTAATTTCCAACTTGAACCGTCCCAAAACTTAAAAAAATGATGCTTGAATTCTGATCCGTCATAAGTTTTTATATAAGGTCCGTCGATATGAGCGTTTGGATTATTTCTTTTTGGTATCCACGAGTTTCCATCAAATACCTTAATCATTTTTCACCTCACGTTGATGTATCAATCCAGATATCGCCAACACTGGCTGAAGTTGGAGCTGTAGATTGAACCCATATGTTTTTGGCGCCGTTTTTTGCGTGTGTAAAATCGCTTGCGTGCTCATGATCTACTGTATCGGCATTTGAAGCATTCGTAGCGTTTGTTGCGCTTGTAGCACTTGTGGCATGGCCATTTAAATTCGCAGTTATTGTCCCGGCAGAGAAATTACCATTAGAATCTCTTTTAACTGTCGTGTTTGCAGTATTGGAAGGTGTGCCAATGCCATCAATTGCTATCCATTGTGTGCCGTTATCTGCATAAATCTCATGAGTATCTGTACTAACAAATATTCTTCCCAATTGTTCTGCATTTGGCTTATTGGCAGCCGTACCCAATACAGTTGAACCACCTATTGTTTGCCATTTAGATCCTGTCCATAAATAGAATTTTGCTGTTTCCATTACAAGATAAAAATCTCCAGCTTGTGGAGATGACGGCAAATCGGATACAAGATCAAGCTTTCCCATATAGTTACCGATAGTTGCAAGCTCTTGCTCTATTTTGTTTCCCCACTCTGCTGTTATAGGGTCACCACTGTTTATCGTCTCTGGAGTGTAAGACATCTCTTACACCACCCTTAGAGTGTTATATCCCACTGCACCGTCAAAGACTCTGCAGAGCTTTTGGACACCGGCGACGAATACACAACCCGTGAAAACAGCGTACCGCTCCCGCTTGTATCAGTCGCACCATTGCCGAACAGCCCAAACTCCGTAAAATCTCCAGATGTGGTGCTCGATGAGATAAACGTTGTCAATCTCAAAAGTCCATTCTCTACCGCTATATCCGAAAAAGCCTGTCTATATGTTTCGTTCTCCAACGCGGTATCGCTTGCACTCGCTTGAGTCGTACCAGTTCCCAACGCTAAACGGCTCAAACCTTGCACAGAATCACCTTTCAAAAAGTCTCTCAATAAATTTTTGCCAGCGTCAACTATGAGATTGTCTTTTTCGTATACACGCACGACTTCGCCTTTTGCGTTCTTGACTTCAATTCTCACATGTCCTCTCAATTTTTCAACATCTTTTTGACCGTCAAATATCATCTATATCGCTCCCTTCAGTGAAATTCTGCCAAATTCCAATCGCTTTCATCCCATTTGAACGGTGGAGTGTACAAACTCCACGTGCTTTGTTCACCAAGTAATTCATCATCCGCCGGCTCCGCATGCGGCAAGCTGACGGCTTCTTTCGGCATTTGCACATCTTCATTGAGACTTTCCCCGTCGCTCAGCGTTTCTTTTGGCATGGAGACGTATTCGATGATATTCACAACTTCCTTTAACGCCTCCGAGAGCTTGAAATACCACAATGGCACCGTTCCCGCAGCTTTAGCGCTTTCCACCGCATCTTCAAACGCTTTTTTAGGAGTCTTATCCCAAAACCGTTCATAATTAGCGTGAACTCGAAAACGTAAAACGCCGTCTTTGTCAAAAACTTCTTCAATATACGCCTCTTCATCCGTCAATGCCCTTATCAAGTTATTTAACATTCCTACAGTCCCCGACGGTGTAGTTATCTTTGCCACAATCGGAGCTCTGAAATCCTCATCACTACGCCCGTCCCTCTTAACGTCCGCCAACAATCCAATTCTATCCAAATATTCCCCCGTAGCTGTGTCCACAAAAGCGTGAATCAGAATATCGCTTATCTTTTCTTGTATCTGCGAATCCGCATTGTTCACGGCAAAAATAATAGCCTCCATTAAATCATCGGAGGCTTGTAAAAATGAGGGGAGCTTTTCACGGATCATGTTACGCTCACCGTCCCTGCGACGGCTTTTTCGAATTGATTGACAGATATATTCGTATCCGTATAATCGCACACCACTCTTATCACATCGTTTGCAGTCAGCGCGTTGGTGAACGTTATAACTCCCGTGGAAGTGTTCAAAGTGTAGTCAGTACCATCGCTCAACACCGAACCGTTCTTGTATACCTTATAACCGCTCTGGATCACAGAATGTCCTATATCAGCGGTTGTCTCTCCGCCAACTGCAGTTAAAACCGTCCCATCAAAATGTGCAACCTTCGACAAACTTGAAATATCCTCTACGCCATCCACATCCATAATAACAGCGATAATCTCGTTTTCACGCACGCTTTCGCCTTGAGGTTTCTTGTTCAAAAAGTCAACCAAAGCATTTTGCACACTCGTTTGAACACCACTATATCCATCTTTAATCGTCAGCGTTGCCGTAACGCTCACGGGTATCGAAAGCACTCCATACACGTTAACCTGTATCCCAGCGCTTCGATAATCATTTAGTGTATTCTTAACGTTGTCAATCAGATCTTGCGTTACATCCCCACTTACCGATGAAATATACACATTCACGCTCCCAGGCGAACTCTCAACAACGGTAGCGCTTCCAACACCTTGGACGCTTTCTGCACCGCTTTTAAGCGCTGTTTTTGTACCTCTCACCAACGAAGAAATATACTGCGGTATCCTTGCCCTAAAATCCTCATCGCTTTCAACATCCACACCGCCACTGGTTGGATTCGCATTCGTGACAGATGTTATCCCCGCCACGTGATCCATCATTACCATAATGGTATTTGACGGCAAGTTATAAGCCGTGCCAACATTTTCAGCGGTTATGTTCGCATCTACGCTCGTAGAACCTTTTTCAAGCGTCACATCCGAATCCGTGGTGAAGATATAGTAGTTCCCGCTCGAATCTATCTGTGTGCGCACTTTCGTGCCCTTCGGTATCACGATATCATTATCCGCCGGAGTATTTCTCGAAAACGTGACAGTGCCAGTCGCTTTTTCTCCACCTTTCCTAGTACATCCTACAAGCGACGCAATCCTGTCCAAATACGAACCTGTAGCGGTGTCCACAAACACTTGATTCTCCGTATTTGCGAGCGTATCGTACAAATCAAGTAAATTCGACGCATACGCAGCCAACAAAGCTTGTATCACAGTACCATCATCGATAGATGTGATCTTACCCTGCCGGCTTAAAAAATCGTTTTCCAACTGCTCCAGAATACTATTCAAAGAGGTACTCATAAGCGTTCACCTCGTCATCCACACGTGCATGTATGCCTTTCGCTGTTCGATGCACGTTCACACTCCCTCGCATTTTGTGTGCTCGCATTATGCGTTGTATCTCGGCTTTTACCAATTTTTCTCCATCCGCTTGCTTTGCGAATTCGCTTATCTGAGAACCGAACAAGAGATTAGCTTGATTAGTGCCAACATCCGTTAACAACTCGAACTCGAACGAATTTATCGGGTCATCCGTTAGCTCAAAATCAGAGCCTCTCACGCTCAAAGCGTTTTGCCGTATCTTTATATCCATACGCATCAACTCTTTTCAAGCGCAGTTACACGGTCGTCAAGATCCTTAAGTTTCGCAGCCACTCCGTAACTCCCTTGGTTTCCCGTTACAGTAACATCCGATTGCGGAGCGCTTAACTGGATTGTTCCCACAGGCGCTTCTACACTTATAGCTCCGTCTGCCGTGTTTGCCGTTATCTGTATATTTGCCCCGTTTATCGTGACAACCGCTTTATTGTCTTTATTGGTAACCTTTATCTCATTTTTGTCGATAGATATAACATTATCCTTGGAGAATATAACTATTTCATCATCCGCAACCACTCTTGCTACATGGTCGTCTTTGTCAACGTCAGATGGATATATCCCAATTATTTTTCTCGTCTTCTTTCTCTGTGGCTCGCCCACAAGCACCCTTGCGCCGTTTTTCGGTATGAACATAACGCCTTTTTCGCCGTCAGTATAAAACTCTATCGGTATCTTGCTTTGCCCTTGATTTTCTGGAAGTAATGCGACTATCTTATTTTGGTCATGGTCTTGTACAATCCCGCGCTTTATTTGTCTCAAAGCTCTCGCTGCTTGTTTCTTCGCTATTTCTTCGATAAACGAAAACAGATTCATGCCACCACAACCTTTGTCAATATTCTATTGCCTATCTCATAATTCACTTCTTGCACCACTCCGTAACCGCTTAAAGTGTCCCCAACTTTAATATCCACAATCCCGGCCATAGTAACGTTTTGCGTATTCAACTGTTCTTCGAAGTCTTTTACCTTTTGAGCCACGGCTTCTCTTGCTCTGCTTTCGCTGTCCATATTCGACGTGTCGATATAATAATACAGATCCAGTCCAAAGCTTCCACTCACTTCACCGTCTATTTCAATGGTATTACCGTCTTCATCAATCCACGTCGCAACCACCTTAGTAGCGACACCCATAGCGTTCGCATCTTGTGCAACAGTAAGAACATTCTTTGGCTCAACTATATTGCCATTCGTTTCTTGAGGCGAATCTGCCAATTTGACGTTATCCGCACCCACTATCAGATAAGCTCCGACTTGATCCGCAAGGTCTTTCAAAGCGCTCTGTATAGTCGTGCCAATCCATGAAGTAGCATCGTCTATCTTAATTGAACCGCAACTTCCAACGTCGAAGGTCAAACCAGTTAAACTGGCGAATTCTCCAAAGATAGAATCGACATATTGACCAGAATAATCCTTGATAACCATACTCCTGCCAAGCACCGCAGTTTTGCTCATCAAACCGACACGCATTTTTGTGGCTTCTTTTTTAAGGCTCGACACGTACCACGTCGAATTCAATCCAATATTGCTCAAGTCGACTTCATCGAACAAGTGCAAGTCCTCAGTTGGTGGTACCACTATCTCCGCTGTATCTCCTGTCGGATCTTTTATGTGTTTTACCGTCGCTTGCCATATTTCAACCATTTTGACCTACCTCGACGAAATCATCTACTTCTTGCAACTCTATGGTGTAGTTCACGAAATCATTTCCACTTTGCGACATCCGAATCCTTTTCACCACGCATTTGGCCAATGTAACAATCGGAGAGGTGAATGAAGAAGGTTCTCTATCTTCGAAGCCTTGTATTATGCTCACTTGATCAGTGCTAACTTTACCACTTACCCTTACAGTGCGTAGTTGAGGCGAGCCTTTCACCACAACCGGGCTTTTATTTGCTCGGTTATAGGTATCGTATCTGAACGGCTCAAACGTGTATTCTACACTCTCAACTCCAACGATATCCTCTCCATATAACTTCGCTTTAGCCATTCACATCACCTCATCCATGCGCTGCGGCTTCAAGTCCCAGTTGCCTCAACACTTCATCCGCAACCGCTTTAGGGTCAGTCGCATTTGAATGTATCTCAATTGTGCCGATGTGGTAAGCTTTGCTTTCATTTTTCGTTTCGCTCTTTGACTTTTCAATATTCGACGCTTCTTTCGCCTTTTGAACATTCTCGTGCGCCTTATTGCCGCCACCGAACAAACTGCCAATCCAGCCGAAGAACCCGCTTACTGCATCCCATATCGCCTTAAACGGAGCCGTGATGAAGTTGAATATCGCTTCGCCTACCTTTTTAATCGCGTTAAAGAATCTATTTATGCCCGATATCACAGCGTTGATAATATCCGTTAGCCACTGCAAAGGTTGAATAATCGCACTTGCCAAAAAGTCCGCTATCGGAGCCAGTATATCCGCCAAGAGATCTGTCAACGGCGCTAACAACTTAATCACGCTATCAAGAATTTTTTCAACAGGTTTTTCAATCTTTTTAAACACGTCAAATATCTTCTGCAAAGCTTTTCTGCCTTCTGGAGTAGTCTTCATCAACGAGACGATTTTAGCAATCACAGTCATCAAACCACCAACGGGATTGCCAGTGAATATCGCCATAATATCTTTGGCAGCGCCAGTGATATCTCCTATCTCATTCTTTATACGGCTAAACTTACCCATTATGCGTTCTATACCGTTGCTCATATTTCCAAGCCCGATTTTATTGAAAAAGTTTGCCACTCCTCCAAGTACGCTTTGAAGCGTGTTGTTGATTTTGCCAGCGCCTTTTTTAACGCCGTCAAGCCACGTCGGTATGAATTTTAATCCCCACTGGTCAAGCCGTGATAACGGCCCTTTTCTCGCAGGTGAATGTAACTCAAGATAATCGCTTAAACTCTTCAACAGCTTCTCAATCTCCGGCTTCAAAACTCCACCGCCATCTATAACGCCCTTCGCATACGTCTTCATGAATTTTTGGCCCCAGTTATAAGCTGGAGTCGCCAACTCTTTCATTCTATTGATCCACGCTATTTGATCCTTCTTCGGCAAGCTTTCAACATACGTTTTCATGGCTCGCTCAGCCATAAGAACCGACGTTGCTTGTTGCACATATGCGTTAGCGATATCATCCAGTTGTTTTTGCAATTTATTCAATTCTTCACGTGGCACACGTATGCTCGTTACACTTTTCAAGCCTTCGTTAGCGAACGCATTCCACGCGCGGTTAAGATCATTTTGAGTTATAGTGCCTTTTTTGTTCATCTCAATGAGAGAACGAAGATAATCAACGTATACCTTCATGATTTGTCCGGCTTTCGAACCGCTCTCCATGAATCGTGTCAGTTCAGGATAAGCGTTCGGATTCTTGACATACGATATCGCTTGATATCTTATCTGTGTAAAGTTCTGTTCTCCAACTCCCGGAGCTATCAGCGACAGTTGTTCTTGAGCTTTAGTCGCACCTTTAATCGCTATTTGAAGCCCTTGACTTGGTATTTCGGCTTTTAATTTCTGTATCTGATCCGTCAACCTTTTCATCGCATCAAAGGCGGTGGTGCGAATAATATCCCCACCAATATGATAATTCGCAACCCGGTTCAGCCCATCAACAAGTTTTGGGATTTTATTCAGCGCTTGAATCGCGTATTGTTCGTTTAACATTTGAAGATTATCGGCATCTAACTTAATCGCATTGCCTTCATTATCATAAGCTTTTACAAGCTGCGGAAATAGATCCGCTATCGCATTTCTTACATCTTGGAGTCTCTCCTCCTCATCCGCAGTCAATTTTGTTTTATTTTTCAACTGGTCATAGATATTCAAAAGATTTTGCAGTTTTTTCAATTTATCCGATTCATTGTTATCTTTTCCAAATAATCCATTGAACGCCACCAAAGCCGGTTTAAGAACGAATGCAATAGCGTTCCCCAACGAAATAAAAGCGTTTTTAACATGCGTGCCCGCCAACTGAGCCTGATACTTAAACGTGCGCCTCATCTTATCCGCAGCTAAATCTGTAGCGCCAAAACTATAATTCATTTCATCATTTATTCGGATTAGATCTTTATATCCCGAACCAGTCAAAGCCAAAACGGCGTTCAAAGCCCGGACATCTGGTATAAGCTTTGTAAGCTTATCGACGCTCCCGTGAGTCTTCTCTCTCAACTGAGTGAGAAATTTTATCAAGCCTTCATGCTGTAGCGTTTTAGCGGAGAATGCAAGTCCAAGCTTATGCGCATACTTCGCAGCCTCAGCGGACGGGGAGATAATAGAGTTTATCAACTGCCTCAATCCCGTAACCGCCTCAGACGTGTTCAAGCCGCCTTTAGTCAATTCAGCCACGCTCGCAGCCATTTCGCCAATTCCAACACCAGCCTGTGAAGCGATAGGCGCAACCATACCAAGATTTTGAGCGAGCTCTGATATCGTAGTTTTTCCTTCTTTGACGGCGATAAACATCTTATCAGATACATCAATAGCTTTGCTCGCCTTCAGGTGGTATGCGTTTAAAATGTTAGTCAACAAATCAACGCTCTCGGGCAATCCAGCGACTCCGCCAAGAGCGGTTTTTTGCGCAACCTTCAAAACATCCATAGCATGTGAGGCGTCCACACCCGCAGAAATCGTCTGATAGAGGGCTTTGGCGGTTTGAGTCGCACTTACACCGGTGGCGTTAGAGAATCTCAAAACGCTTTGCGTCAACGAATCCATGTTCACTCTCGACGTGTCCACAAGCGTAGATACTTCTGACATCGCATTTTGAAAGTCTGAATAAGACGTCACCGCAAATTTCAATGCTCTATACGTGGCATAGGCGGCACCAGCGACACCCATAAATTTAAGCGCTGTCGTAGCCAAAGATTTGACGCTTATACCAGCGAACCTTTGCGTAGCCACAGTTGCGTTATTCAACACCGGCGTTAATCTATCTTTCGCCACTAACACCGCTTGCAATGTATAGTTAGACCCTAACACCTGTATCACCTCTTCTCAGCAACTCAATCGCCATATCCAAAAACACGGAGGCTTGAGCCACGCTTAAACTCATCGCCTCCGTATATGAAAAACCAAAAACCCTCATCAATACCGCTATTTCTTCGAGGACGCCTCTTTGGTAGGGTTTGGAGTGTTCAATTCGTTGTATTTTTGAATCAGCACTTCGCTCACCCTCGTAGGGAGCTTCAAGAAGTCCTTTGTCGGCATGCCGTTTGGATAGTCGATATCTCCTATTTTCAATATTGTCTTTGCCACAAGCGGATAAATGCTTCTCATCGCTTGGCTTTGGTCGTATTCTCCGAAGACGTTATACTGATCCACGGTTCGGCTTTCACGCATCTTAACAGGCACGCCTTCAACTTCAAAATCAATAGTTCTTAACTCAAAAAGATCATCTATCTTCATCTAATCACGCTCCCGCCAAAGCTTCAGACAAGGACTTCGGATTCGCGGTGAAATCAATATCCACTTTCACATTCTCATTTCCCGAAGCGGAGAAAGCAACTTTCTTTATCATCACGTGAGAAAACGTTATATTCTGATTCTTAAACTTTGCGGTTATCGTTAAATCCGGGATACCGTTCAAATCCTTCGCAAAACTCATCGGGTCTTCAATATTCAGACCCAAAACGCTTGAAACACCTTTATCAAGCATCGCTCCCGAAATCGAGCCTGTCACCTTTACACCCGTTGGCAATTCAAAAGGATCTTCACCCAACGGTTTATGCTCCGCTGTTTGAACCTCTATGTTAGCGCTAAAAGAATCGGCTTGCAGTATATCCAATCCTTCACCGGTTATTTCAACCTCTTTGCCAGTTATATACATTCAAATCACCTCATTTCGCCGATAAACTCTTAATGAGCGTTATATCGATATAATCCGCAGCGTAAATTGGAAGAATCGAGAAAACAGCTTTCAACGTCTTTTGAGCTTGTACTTCTGGAGGATTAAGGGTCTTATCGCAGTTGACGGAGAAATCTTGAATCATGCCAGCGCTCACCATCTGGTGACCCAAACTCGTCAACATTGCCCTAACTTGAGACCACAGAGTCGGCGTATTCGGTTGAGAAACGAACTTCTCTAAACTCGTGTTCGCAACCCTCTGCGCATAATCGAATACCCTTCTGATTCCCACTTGTTGCCAATCAGAATTGGTCGTGGCAGTCCATCCGGTCTTAAGCCTATACGCACCAGCACTTAACGCTATAGGATTAATACCCGCATCAACCAACGTCTCCATCTCGCTCTTGGTCAATCCTCTCGCAACTCCTTGCACGCCGTTAATGGGTTGCCCAGCTGGTGAATTTTGAACGGGTATCGCTCCCAAAATACCAGCCACAACGGCGCTTGCACTAACAGTCTCTTCTCCCAGCTTGGTATTGACAATCACATCCGGGAACGCAACGAAAGCTCGATAGTTATCTATCGTTTTAGCGTCCGTAACAGCAGTTTGAAGGTTAGAACCGCTCGTCAACGGTAACACGGCAATTCTGTTGTATTCGTCAGCATTTGTAAGCAACGCCGTTCTCTTCGTAGCGCTTTCATCTCCGCCCATCCATACGATGTCCACATCATCTTCAGTATCCAACACATACAATCCCGTTCTCGTATCAGAGCTTGAATCATACGCTCCTATGTAATCCGTATCGCTTATAGTGCCATCAGAACCTCCGGTCAAAGCCGTGGTACCGTCTTTAATCGTGCCTTCTGCCACAAAAGTGGCATCTACAATCTCAGAACCAGAGTTTATCGCATCCACCAATCCCTGGACGTTGCTGTACACGTATTTTTCGCTCATGCCACCGAACGTTATCACAGCCGTGCCGTCTTTAATCTCCACGGATACGTCGTTGCCGAAAGCGCCTTCGTATTTTGCGGTTATCGTTATAAGATCTGTAGGAGTAGACTGTCCATCATCTAACGTTACACTCGCTTTTTGCGCATTCGTACCTATGATTCTCACGGCTTTGACTTTTCTCGGTTTTTGAAGCATGGCGGCGTACAAAGCTATCGAATCCGGATAATCTTTGTTCAACCCACCAAGTTTCGACTCAAAATCCAAAATGGAATTCAATTCTATGATCTTATTCGGCTCTCCAAAATAGAAATTACCCACAACGCCCAAAGAAGAACCAAATTCACTCGGAGTCGCGTTAACTCCTGATTGTTCAGTTATATACACTCCAGGGAGTTTTGACATTTCACATCACCTCATTTATTTTGCTTATTTCGCTATCGATATTCTCGACAAGATACGCAGTTGAAGACTCCGTCAAATCAACCGCCATAACAAACTCGAACGTTTCTCTCCAGATCTTGCCTTCACGTGATAATCCCTTCATAGCCGCAACTTCAAGAATCTTAAACTCACTTTGTGTCGCCCATTCACGCTCGCCTTCAAGAGCCTTTATCAAGTCTCCGGCGTAGTCGTCCGCCTCTGCGCTCGTTTTTGTCCACACATCCACTTGCATTCTTAAAGCGTATTCTGCCATCACATCCACAATATTTGCGCTTGAACCCGAAACTGTGACAGTCCCACTCTTAAGTGTGTCCGTCTTATACGAATCAACCGGAGTAATCGTGATCAACGGAGGGGTGAACTCTTGGTCAACCCATCCAATTCTTACCGGAGCGCTTGTCTTCGATTTCAAGAACAATAAAAGCGCATCGTTCGCATCCCTTAAAAAGCTCATTTGCCCCACACCTTCTTCGCATTGCGCTCAAAGTACTTTTGCCCCACACGAATCGCAGGTCGCATGAACGGCTTCGGCTTCGTACCTTGGCGGGCGATTTTCTTCGCCACAGCGTAACCGGCGTTAGGATTGTGCAATTTCAACGCGGCCCATTCTTTCAGAGGTTCAACCGGTGGCATATGAGGGCGTGTCCCAAACTCAACGAATGGAGCATACTGCACGTTCGTCCCCACAACAACAGCTTTATCGAACGGTCTATCTTCTACAACAATAGATTGGCTCAAACGCCCAGTGTTCGTGGTCTGAAACCCTCCATGTGGCAAATCAAGGTTTACACGGGCTTGCCCTTGAATCACATAACCCGTTTTAACCATCAATTCATGGGTTCTTGATGGCGTAAACGCCACCTTTTCCAAACCCATTAAAAGCTTCTCGACCCCTATAATCTTAAACACCTTGATTCACCTCTTGTGCGATAAGGGCATACACTTTAGCTTGTGGAATCTTGCTTATAGACGATACCTCGTACTCTTTGCCGTCATACGCAATCCTATCTCCTGCTTTGCATTCGAACACATCATCTATATATACTCTCAATGATCCAACCGGTATGAGGCCAGCTTGGACAGCGTTATCTTGGACGCCAAGTTCAACAATCAAAGCCGGACGTTTCTCGAGTGTGAAAGACCTATCAACAACTTCTCCACGAACTTCATCAACCACCGTCTGAAGTGTTTTGTAATCAACGATAACGCCCCTTTCGCTTATCGCCCACATCACAGATCAGCTCCACGAACGCCCATCAAGCGCCACGCTTCTTTCAACAGAGACTGTTTGTCAAACTGTTCGGATACGCCTCCAGCAGAATAAGTGTTGAATTTTTGAATATCCGTCGCTATCAGCTCCAACAGCTTACCATGCACATAATCCCAATCCACCCAATCCGCCACCATATACACATCCGTTCTCGGCTCGCTCGTGGTAACCGTGCCTTTTTCAGCATCTACAACCGCAGTGGTATCTTCAATCAACGTGCCACCCACTCTGTAGTAAACTTCTGGATTCGTGAAATACCTTTCGCCAACGCTCCATTTGTACCCGTCCAAATCACTTCTTTTTAGTTGCTTTGCCTTTCGATTTGTCGCCTCTGTTATCACGTCCTGTATCTCGTTGTCTTGAAACAGGTTTATCTCCGGATCTCGTATCAACATCCTTGCGTACTCTGTTTGCGTCATTCGCTACCACCTCCGGCACTAAAAAAGGGAGGTCAACCTCATGGTCAACCTCCACTTTGCCGTCTTTCACAACGTA